CACGGAGGGCGTGATCGACGCCGGATACCGAGGGGAGCTGTTCATCGGTCTCTACAATCCGGGGATGGGGCCGTGCAGAGTGCCGGAGGGCCACCGGCTGGCGCAGCTGATCTTCCTGCCGGTGCCCGCAGTCCATTGGCAGGAGCGGCCGGAACTCCCGGACAGCGAAAGGGGGGACAATGGCTTCGGATCCAGTGGAAGCTGACCGCAAGGCACTCGAGGGCATACGCGATTACGCAGAGCGGGTCCTCAGGAAGCTGGACGCCAAAAAGCGGGTTGCAGACGCGTTCGACGTGCCGGTCGTCTTGCTCGAGGACCCATATCCGGCGGAAGATGTCGAGGAGTGGTGGCTCGACGTTGCCAAGGCGGACTTTGCGGCGATGGCCCCGAAGGTGGAGGAGTACGGAGGCACCGACACCGGCTCCGCCGATCTGCAGATCATGGGGAACGCGTTGGCGGAGCTGATGGGGATGCACGACGCGCCGGACGCGGTGAAGCAGGAGATGGCCTGCTGGTTCTACGCGCTCGGCAAGATCAGTCGTCTGGTCTCCGATTACAAACAGGGCAAGCCGGGCAAGCCGGACACGTGGCACGACCTGACGGTCTACTCGATGATGGCTCGGCGTCTCCAAGCGATGGGGCGGTGGCCGTGATGGAGTTCGACCCGGAGAAGGGAGAGGAGCTTCGAGATCTCTCGATCGAGCAGGTCGAGAGGGCTGCTGACGAGGCGTGGAAGGCGGCGGCGTGGGATGCCGTCCTCTGGGCCTGCCAGCATCGCCGGGTCGGGGGCGAGTTCACCACCGATCTGATCTGGTGGCGGCTGGACAAGCTCGGCGCGGTACCGCCCAGGGAGCCGAGAGCGATGGGGCCGATCATGCTCAAGGCCCAGAGGCTAGAGTTCGTCGAGTTCACCGGCCGATTCGTGATGACCGCTCGTCCGCAGGCTCATCGCGCCCCGGTACGAGTGTGGAGGGTAAAGTGAGCGGCCCGATGCCGATCCTCATCTACCTGGCCGGGCCACAGGACGACGTGACCGGCGACGAGTCCCGCGGCTGGCGCGAAGAGCTGGCCGCAGGCGCACCGAGCGGCGTGGCGTTCTTCTCCCCCGCCCACGCCTATCTGAACGTCAGCGCAGCGAGCTTCCCGCCGGTCGATTGGCTCAACCGTGCGGCGATCGAGAAGTCCCACGCGGTGATCGCCAACCTATCGGGGCCTGGTCGGGGGTTCGGCACGATCCGCGAGATCGAGTACGCGGTGGCCCACCACACGATGGTCCAGGTGGTCGGGGCGGACGCGACGTCGTTGATGACCTGGGATGTCTACCTGGCGGACACGCTCGACGACGCGTTGAACGCGATTCTCGAGCATGTGATGGAGACCAGGGAGTTGATGCAACGCGGGTTCCCGGGCATCGGTGGGATGCAGGTGTCGATCCAGCCGATCCCGCCGAAAGAGGACGACGACGAGGACGCCAGTTGACCCCTCTCGTCCTGGGGATCGACACGAAAACCCGGGCGTTCCATTGGGTGGCCAGCGGTGAGATGCCGCCGCTGGCCCAGCGCTACGGGTGGGTGTCACGGCCGGAGCGGGAGGACCCGGAGGTTTCGCGGCTCGAGTTGCTACGGGCGGCGCGGCAGTTCTTCGTCGGGTTACCGTCCGGCTCGAGCGTGTTTTGCGAGGAGCCGCTGGCGCTCCAGAACGGCCGGACCACCCGGCTGCTGAACTTGGCGGCCGGGGCGATCTGGTCGGCGTTCATGGTTGTCAACCCGGACGCGACCTGGCACTGGGTCGACAACGTGACCTGGAAACGGACGGTGTTGGGACGTGGCTCTCCGCCGAATCGGGGGAAGCACAAGCCGTGGATCGAGGAGACGCTGCTCACCTCGGAGGAGTTCGTCGGCTGGCTCCACCAGGATCTCGGGAGCCGGGCCGATTTCCTCGACCAGACCGATCTCTATGACGCCTGGTGCTTGATGCGCTACGGGGTCGGGGTGGTACACTCTCTCCATGGCCGGGCGTAGGAAGCCGCTCCCCGACAACGTTGTCAACATCGACGGATCGGTGTTTACCGTTGTCGAGCTTGACAAGGCTCGCCGGAGGAGGATCACCCAGGCGGCCAAAGACCGGTTCCTGGTCCTGTTGGAGGAGGGGCTGTTGCCGAACGAGGCGGCGTACGAGCTGGGGTTGACCGGCTCGAGGATGAAAGCTGAGGCGAAGCGCGACGGAGCGTTCGGAGCGAAGGTTGAGGAAGCGCGGCAGAAGGGCGAGCCGCAGCTGATTGACCGGATCGAACGGGTTTACATCCAGCGGGCGCTCGACCCGGACGGGCCGCCGCAGCTGCTGAAAGATATCGCGATGGTCTACCACCCGCGGTGGGAGATCTTCCGCAAGACGACGATCGAGGGCGAGCTGGGGGTGCGGGCGTTGGCGACGATCGACCCGTCGCTCTACACGGACGAGGAGCTGGCGGTCTTGAAGGCGTTGCTCGAGCGCAAGCCGTTGCCGGAGATCGAGGCGTGACAACATACATCGAGGCGTCCCCTCTCGCGATCGAACGCGAGCTGGAGCGGCGGGAGACGGCCCGCACGCTGTCCGGCTCTCTCCCGCGTTTCATCGAGGCCGCCTGGCCGATCGTCGAGCCTGGCTACGCCTACAAACACAACTACCATATCGACGCGATGTGCGAGGCGCTCGAGGCTTGCACCCGGCGCGAGATCCTCCGGCTGTTGATCAACATCCCGCCCCGGCACATGAAGAGCCTGACGGTCGAGGTGTTCTGGCCAGCGTGGTGGTGGACGTTCGAGCCGGGGATCCGGTTCCTGACCGCGAGCTACGGCGACCAGCTCGCTACCCGCGACGCACGGAAACAACGGAAGATCATCACGCACGAGTGGTTCCAACATCTGTGGCCGGAGTTCGAGCTGTCTGGCGATCAGAACACCAAAGGTCGTTACGAGAACACCGCGCAGGGCTACCGGATCGCCACCTCTGTCGGCGGGGTCGGCACGGGCGAGGGCGGCGACGTGATCATCATCGACGACCCGCACAAGACCGATGAGATCGAGTCCGACACCGAGCGCCAGGCGGTGCTCGACTGGCACGATGGCACGATTTCCACCAGGTTCAACGAACCGGACCGGGGGGTGGAGGTGCTGATCATGCAGCGGCTCCACGAGAAGGATCTGGCGGGGCACGTGCTCGAGCAGGGCGGGTGGGAACACATCTGCATCCCGGCTGAGTACGACCCGAAACACCCGTTTATCTGGCCAGACGATCCGCGGTCGAAGAACGGCGAGCTACTGTGGCCGGAAAGGTTCGGTCGCCGCGAGCTGGACGGGCTGAAAAAGACACTGGGGTCCCACCGGGCCGCCGGACAGCTCCAGCAGCTCCCGGTCGCTCGCGAGGGCGAGCTTCTCAAACGGTGGTATTGGCAGTATTTCCACCCGGCCCTGTTGGACGAGATCGCTCGGCTCCCGGCGTTCACCCGGATCCTTGCGAGCTGGGATACGGCGTTCAAGGAGAAAATGGAGTCGGATTTCGTGGTCGGCACCGTGTGGGGGGTCTACAAGTCGGATCGCTATCTGCTCCGACGGGTGCGCGAGCAGATGAGCTTCGGCGCGACCAAGCGGGCGATGAAAGAGGTTCGCAAGTGGGCGGTTGAAACGTGGCCGAACGCGGCGCAGACGACGCTGATCGAGAAGTCGGCCAACGGTGTCGATATCATCACCGAGCTGAAACGCGAGATCACCGGGGTGGTCGCGCACACGGCGCAGACAGACAAGACGTTGAGAGCACAGGAGGCCGAGCCGACGCTCGAGGCAGGCAACTGCTTCGTGCCGGGCGTGATGCTCCCTGACCGCTCGGGGCCGGATCCGGCCGGGACACCCGCCTGGGTGCAGGACTTCATCGATGAGCTGGCGAAGTTCAACAAGGGGGAGTACGACGACCAGGTGGACTCGTGGTCGCAGGCGATGAACTGGCTCAATCTCAAGGCGTCTCAAGATGCGACGCTCGAGGAGCCTGACGACGATGTTAGGATCTGATGGCCAGTGCAAACGGACACCCGGCGTCGCTCATGTGCACCGGGTGTGGACTCAACTTCCGCTGCTCCGCCCGGCGTGTAAGGATGGTGTTGCGGGGGCAGGCTTCGCGGCTCTGCCCGATGTGTCTCCAACTGAGCAGGAAAGGCGAGGTGCTGGTTTTGCCGGAACATAAGATCTGGTGGAGGGCGCTGGTGGAAAACGAGCATGTGACAGTCAGCGGCGAGGTGGTCACACAAGAGTGGATCGACGAGCTGGCGGATCTGATATGGGGGTGACGATGATCGACGTGCTGATCCCGATGCTTGGCAGGCCCCACCGGGTGGAGCCGATCCTGGACTCGCTCGACTCGAGTGCCGACCCGGGCTATCCGGCCAGGGCGGTGTTCGTCTGTAGCCCGGACGACGAGCAGGTGCTGACCGAGGTGGACGGGAGCGGGGCGGACTTCATCGTCATGACCGAGCCGGTGCGCCCAGGCGACTACGCCAGGAAGACCAACGCCGGTTTCGCGTACACCGAGGGCGAGTGGGT